ACTAGTTCGTTTCTTAATAGTCCAACTATGGGATAAGAATTAGTCAGCTACCCAGTAATATCTGGCCCTGACATCCGAAGCAGCTACCCACAGCCATGTGGCACTGCAATATATGAGGTAATAACAATGGCAAAACAAGTAAAAGGTGCGAGAGCTAATAAACCTAATGACTCCTTTGGAGTAATAAATAATCCAAGTCTCTATAAAAACAAATACCGAGAGGAAGTTGATAAAGATGATCAGGATGAAGTAGAACAGCAAATTGAATTGGCCCCTGAAGAAGAATCTGAAGCCACGCCAAAAAACGAAAGCTTTGCAACTACTGAAAAAGAAGGTGAAAGCGATGCCTATAAGAAACGTTATGATGACTTAAAACGTCACTATGACAAAAAACTAGACGAGTGGAAATCAGAACGTGATGCTCTGGAAGCTGCTAATAAGGTTACGGATACTGGAGTGCAAATGCCAACGACTCCCGAAGAAATAACGGAGTTTAAACAAAAGTATCCCGATGTGTACAAAGTTGTTGAAAGTGTTGCTTCAATGCAAGCAGAGCAAAAGACAGGTGATCTTAAAGAAAAGATTAACTCTCTCCAGCAACGTGAAGAAGACTTAGTTGTACAGAACGCATACTCTGAGCTTTTAACTGCTCATCCTGACTTTCAGGATATTAAAACAGATGAAAAGTTTCTAGAGTGGCTAGATGAACAGCCAACTTCTATAGCAAACGGTATATACAAAAACAACAAAGACGCAAAATGGGCAAGCCGAGTATTAGACTTGTACAAAATAGATGCAGGCATATCATCTAAAAAAACTACTTCGACCAATAAACAAAGTGCTGCAGAGGTTGTAAAATCACCAAAAGCTCGTGAAATTTCAGACTCTAACAGCAACAAGAAAATTTGGAAGATGGAAGACATCGCCAGACTGAAATCGTGGGAATTTGAGAAATTTGAAAAAGAAATTGATCAAGCACGAGCAGAAGGGCGAATAACTCAATAACTAACCTCAAATAGAGGAAGGATAAGAAAATGGCTTTTGATACAGCTGCAGGGTATGCTAACTTACCGTCAGGTAACTTTGCTCCCTCAATTTTTAGTCAAAAAGTTCTTAAGTTCTTCCGTAGAGCTTCGGTTGCAGAAGATATTACGAATACCGACTATACTGGCGAAATTGAAAACTTTGGCGATACTGTTAACATCATAAAAGAACCAACACTCACTGTGTCTGCGTACCAGAGAGGTTCTGTTGTTAACCCACAAGACTTGGCAGACGATCAGGTAACAATGACCGTTGACCAAGCAAATGCTTTCGCATTTAAAATCGATGACATCGAAGAAAGACATTCACATGTCAACTTTGAAGCGTTAGCAACTTCTTCAGGTGCTTTTGCTCTAAAGAGAAAATTCGATGCCAACATACTACAGGCTATGTCAGACGGTGCAGGTATTGCAGGTGCTGACGATGCAAGTTTATCAGGTGGATTAACAACTACTAATTCAGCTTTAGGTACAGCATCTGCTCCAATTAACGTGGAAGCTGATGATGCAGGTATCAACCTCATGCTACTAATGGCTAGAGTGCTTGATGACCAGTCTGTACCAGAAGAGAACAGATGGTTTGTTGCTCCTCCAATCTTCTACGAGAAGATGTTTCAGGCAGGTAACAAGATGGCAGAAGTACAGGTAACTGGCGATGCGTCTTCAAACCTAAGAAACGGACTTGCAACTCCGGGTACACTTGCAGGATTCAGATGCTACAAGTCTACTGCATTAAATAGTACAGCAGGTACTGACCAAGTAACATTATCAGGTGTCGCTACAGACGCTTCTGAAAACGTTATCATGGCAGGACATATCTCTAGTACTTCTACAGCGTCTCACATCGCAAAGACTGAAGTGGTACGTTCAACTGAATCATTCTCTGATGTCGTTAGAGGACTACACGTTTTTGGTCGAAAAGTTTTAAGACCAGAATCAATAGTTCGTGGCGTCATAGATTTTGCGTAAGGGGGATTAATTAATGACTACTTATAATCATACCATTACTGGTGGTGGAACTGTAGGACATCCGGGCAATGTGCCGAGACCTTACATGGTTCAATCAAGAATCTTTGATGCAGCCGACCAGAACCTTTCTGCAAATGACGTCGTACAAATGATTGATGTTCCTGATAACACAATGGTTATCGGTGGATGTATCGACGTTCTTGAAGCAGGTGGATCAGGTTTAACTTACGATGTTGGTTTAAGTACTGACATTGATGCGTTTGCTGACGGAGTAGATGGTAATGCTGATGCTATATACCAGTTTAATTTAAAAGCTGCAGGTATCAACACAGTTATCGCTGCCGACGCAATCCAAGTTAAAGCATTGGGTGCAGGCGTTACTGCAGGTCGTTTCAGAGTCATAGCAATTATGTGTGACATTGGAACAGGTCCAAAGCAGACTGCTAGTGTAACAACTGGTACGTAA